AGTACACCTATTACCATCCCGGAAATGTTAATCCGGTTTTCTATGGTCTGGATGCGATATCCCGCAACTGTATTGAATCCGAGGAAACCGCGGATTTCAAAGATATTAACATCCCCATTGAACAGGCATGAACAACGCAGAAATACAAATTCAATTCCCACAACCCGGCGACTGGACAAAGCTCATTATGAGCGTAATCTACGCGGACGCACTGGGCTTTACGCACATCAACCAATACAACGAGACCACGTTGCCGAAGGAGCAGATACCCGCCCTCGCGGGGGCTATCGAGGCCATTGCCGCTCTTGACGAACAGTGGCAAGCGTGCCAAGTTTGGGCACGATTGGGAGATATTCCATCCCCTTCCAGCCCGACGGACAATGTGCCCGCAGTCCTTCTGACTGTCGAGGCTACCAGGGATTCCGGGGGTACAAAAATATTTACCCCCGACCAATATCCCCAGTTCGTACTCACCGATAGTGGTACACTATCCTTTTTTAACTTCTTCACAAAAGGATGATAATCATGAGCTTACTCGAACTTCTTGACTTACTTGGCTGGAAGCGCAAGTAGCACATCGCCCCGGAGGGTAATCCCTCCGGGGATTTTTATTGAAATAATTTCTTGACAAATAATAAAACTATTATATGGTGGTGACATGTCCAAGACAAAAACCAAACAGATAACCGAGATTACTATTGATGAGGCCAATGGCTTGACACACGTTTATATGTCAGACCTTAGCCCGAAGATAGTTAAAGCCAATACCACGGCCCCAACGAACATTCCTACCAAGAGCGAATTCTCTTTTCGTGATGAATCCGAAGAATCGTCAGTAGTAGTTGAGAAGGTCTTTGACGAAGTATTCCCGGAGGAAGATGGACATCCTCAACTGTTTTGTCCTATCTGCGGCGGTCTGCTGGAAGAAAGACGGAAGGGTAATTATGAGTTCATTCAATGTGCGAGTTGCTCACTGGCCGTGCAAGGATACGATAACGATGACCCGGAGACAGCATATGAAGAGGCATGGAATAATGCTCGATTCTTCCTTGACCATTGTCCTCCGGTTCTGCGTCTTCAACCCGGTGACGAAATCCAGTACTTCGACGGTATGTTCCGTCGGCATACCGGAATCGTTGCAAGAAGAACCCGCGTCTCCATGCGCATCCTGTTGGAAGACGGACGAAGCATTGAACCCGGCAATATAGTTGAATGGCCGTGGGGAATGGAGCAAGCCGAGTAACCATGAAGGAGAACAATCATGAACGCATTGCATCTATCAACCACACAATACTTCGCGCTTGCAGGCCTTTTCGCGCTTGCGGGTGTAGCTCTCCGCGGCTTAGGAGGTACTGCCCTCACCGAGATGGCCAAGAGGCTGAAAGCTCACTTGAAGCTCACTGGCATTGAGACCAATAGCTACCGGACGAGAGGAAGCGAGTATACCCTATATGAGCGCAAGGAAATGGAGAACATATACAACCATATCTTCAATACCTCGGTTCAGTGGGTTATCTTTGGGCTAATCGGACTGACCGTAAGTATCATTGCCGAGTGCCTCTACACTCTTCCCGCACCTCCGCTTTATGTCCTCTCTCTTATCTCCGCATGGATTGCCGCATGGTATCTCTTTATTGTTTTATCTAACTACATAACCACGGGGGTTTTCATGTGGATGACCCGCTATCGACTTTACCGCGAATACCCAAACATCAAATTCTAATCATGACGAACGAAGTAAAACTCGGAATGATTGTCCGCGTCAACGGCGGCCCTTGCGGTCGCGTCGTGGAAATCGACAACGAACGTTCTTCCTACCCGTACAAGGTACGCTATTCGGGAGGATTAGCGGAGTGGGCCTCTGCTAACCAGATGGAAGAAATTCTAGATGCGCCAGAAGAATCTGTCCGCGCTGGTTGCACTAACGCCGCCAAACCCCGGCGACCGTTCAAGAGAGGGGATAGGGTACAATTCGTTCCTCGTGGCTGGGTAAGCTACGATGAAGAGCCTATGCCCTATCAGGAGTACGCGGTTTACGACGATGAAGACAGTGACGGCTGGGTAGCTATCGATGGAGTGACCGTCAACTACTTCAACACCGTTATGTTCTTTGACCTTAAACTAATCGACTAACCATGACACTATTTGTTGATATTACTGACATCCTCGCATGGGGAGCTATTGCTCTGTGCGCACTCGCCCTATTCACCCTGTGGGTAATCGAAACCATTAAGAAGCATATCAAAAGAAAATGAACGACGACGAACCAAATTGTTGGACCTGCGCATACCGTGACCTCCCCGAAACCGCGGAACCCTGTGCATCCTGTGACATGTACTTTAGCCACTTTGAATCCACGGAACCCACGGACACCGCGGCAAGCGAGGATGCACGGAGGTGCTCCCTCTGCAAATTCCGTGATATCCCGATAGTGCAATCCCCCTGCCAGAGGTGTGCTATCACTCCCGGACTTCCCTGCTTCACCTCCGATACCAACAAATTGGTAGAGATGGAGAAGTTGAAGCGGGAAGAAGCAAAGCGGAGGGAAGCCAAGATGGCTGGTCCTACCTGTCTGACATGTAAACATAAGGGGGTATCTATCGAAGAGGAACCCTGCATCTCCTGCAACGGCTATCAGAATTATACCCCAGATGAATCTGCGCCATGTGCCGAAGGTACGGACGAGAACGACGATGTCATCGAACCGTGCAATACTTGCACTCACCGGGATAACCTCCGTTGCAATCCTCCATGCTCTCATTGCCGACAGGAGCGGGGAATTGAGTACCCGGAATATGAAGAGGATAAAGGGGATGAAGAGGATGTCCCCTCCCCCTGCTCCACATGCAAGTACGGGGACTTGCCCGGAACCGTGGGACCCTGTGCTTCCTGTTTCGACGAGGGGCTGGACCATCCCCTGAACTACGAGGAAGCCACGGAATCCGGGGACGAGGAATCCAAGGACGAGGATTCCGGGGTCACAGAAATTGTGCCGAAGCATATTGTTGATATGTTTGTCGAAAGAGTGGGGCAAGAGGTGCGACGGCATTTTGAAGCCCACAATGCTCATCCACGTCCTTGCCCCTACTGCGGAGAAATCCCGGAGGTCGTGGGGGAAACCATCTATCCCGGAGAGGAACATTGCTATGTCGTCTGCAACGGGGCCAAGCTTCTTCCTCATAGCATTTCCATTCATGGCCTCACTCGCGAAGAAGCGGTAGCCCGCTGGAATAGCTTCGTATTAACTATGAAGTCCCAAGAAAAATGAACGCTCACTGGATAACCATTAGCGGGGGAGGATTCGTCCTCCCCATTAACTCCATACTAATCGCGGAGGGAGACCTCGCCGCATAACATTTCATCTCATGAACCTTCCATACATTGGACAAATCAAAGGGCTTCGCCAATATCTTATTGACGAGCGCATTCTCTCTCCTATCGAAGTTGGTCTAGCCTCCGACACAGAGCTACTCGACACAATCATTAAACGAGGATATTCCTTCGTCGTACCCTACAATGGTAGCTATACGACTGGGGATGAAATCCTTCTAATCCCTAATGACGCATTGAACCATGCAGTCAAATTCTCACGCTAAACGTATGTACACACTAATCGGATTCCTTCTCGGTATTCTCTTTTACTACATCATCGAGAACAATAACGACAACGACTTTACCCCTGCATGAAGAAGAACAGTAGAGGACTAATCGTCCATCCCGGATTGAAACATTCACGGAGGCCACGGCATAGTACTCCCCCGGTAAAGAACGTGCCACGGGGCTACATTGCCACTGGGGAGATTGCCGATAAAATCGGGAGAAGCTCCGTATGGGTAATTCACGCCCTGAACCGATTGAAGGTCAAACACGTTCGTTGTGGGCATACCATGTACTGGGAAGGGGAAGGAGCCAATGAATATATTCAGATGCAGGTCAAAGGTCTATATGACAGCATCCCGGAAGGGTACGTTGATGTAGCTACCGCATTGGAATCTACGGGCTTGAAGTCTCCGGCGTATCTGACCACCCTATTCAAGCGGGGCAAAGTTCAACGTGTACGGTATCGTGATGATAGCGACCCTCGCGGTCGTAGGACACGGTTTGCGTATAATTTGCTTGACCTCCTTTCTCATTTGGGTTTAGATAGCTCTGACGTATGAGAACGACCTACTCTACAACCAGAACCATACAGAAGGGCCAGAGCAATCAGCGAGCCTTGCTCGGTCTCCTTCTGAATATTAACCTCCTTGACTTCTCCCTCACCGTTGATAACATACGTGTCCTTCTGTACATGCACGCCAATGGATTTGAGAGTGAGCATAGTAACCCGGAAATTAGCAGGGGTACTCGCATCCAGATATCATCTCTCTACTATGTCCTGCGCAAGCTGGAAGAAAAAGGGTATATTGAATACGAGGGAGTGAGGGGGTCGAGGAAACAAACTAAAAGTAAACTAACTCCGAAAGGTATCACTTTCTGTCGTGACATCTTCCGGCCACAAACAATCTAATCAACGACATGGAAAAGAACAATCTCGATGAACAGGCAGAAGTCGCGGCCAAGCTCTATAGCATGGCTGAACTTCCAACCCCGTGGGACCAGCTCACCGCGGTAAAGAAGAAGCCCTACATGAACATGGCGGGCAAACTAATCAAGGGAGAGGCTGACATCTTTGCCCAGCTGACGGCGAAGTACTGTGTCCAGCTTGGTGTACCCGGCAAGTACAAGACCATCATCTCCGGGATTATTAGTGCCGCCCTTGGAGCTTTAGCTATGTTTGGAGCGTTGGGGCAGAGTAGTTGCACCTACGCGGATGTGAGTAAGGACCGCGCAGTTATCTGCAATGGAGAATCCTGTGTAATCGTTAGCCCCGGAAGGTTGACCTTTACGCAGGAACAGCCTAAGACGGATGCAGGTCCGGTGGTAATCCCCTCCAAAGAATACTGCAAATAATATGGCAGAAGAGTATCAAGAGATTCCACAAGCTCCTGACCTCTTTAATCATCCCGTACCCTCGGTTCCCGTGGGTACGGAGATGTTTAATGAGGCCCCGCCATTTGATTCAATGCCGGACCCGATTGCCCCTGTCTATGGGGATAGTGATGTAGGGACGTTCCATACCCCGGTATATAATGATGACCCCCTCATGCGCAACCGGGAAGAGAGCATGTTCGCCATTGTGTATGACCCAAAGGATTCCGGGACTCACGCAAAGGTCATGTACACCTGCGGTGTTGTCATTGATGATAATAAGGTGCATGAAATTGGAGGTGCGCCGGGGACGTTGAAGGCAGTGGATAGTGGAGAGAAAGCACCATTAGATGTTGACATCGTCTGGTATGTCAATGTTAAATCCAACCGCAAGTCCTCCACCGTGTCTAGTAAGAAAGACACCAGCGCGGACTTCTCCGTCCCCATTGCGAGGACGAGCAAGGGCAGGAACGGATATATCCAGCAACTTCACCGTGGTGCTATCTTCATTGGAGGCGGCGGTGGTGATGGCGGCAAGTTCCCATACAAGGTCACGACGACTAAGGAGCAGGACGCAAACAAGAACTGGCATACCTACGCAGTTATCGAGCCGGGCGGTTTCCGTGATACCGAACGGAAGAAGGTGGAGATTGACGGGTTCAAAGACGGGGCGGCTAAGAAGGAAATCGTAACCGACGGTGAACTTCCCGTACTCCTTGAATGGGAATACACTTGGCCCGCCAATACCGTGACGAACGCCAAGCTGGTTGTTGATGATAAGCCGTGGGATGGTAAGGAGGTAATCACTCCGATTGAGAGTGCCGAGGGAACGGGTAAGAGCAAATGCGCGATTGCCATCCTGACGGTAACGCGAAACCCGCAGGACAATAGTCTTGACGCAACCGTGAAATCCCAGCTGGTCAATACTGGACTGGCCGCCGTCTGGTACAGCGGATATGTTGATGGCGTTAGCGGACGTGTTGGGCAATATGCAGAAGTAAGTACCGTAGCACCATGAAGTCTCACCTCTTACTCCCCACGAACTCGTCGACGGATATTTCGGTTTTAATGAGGAAGAATAATCCTGACTACACTGAACAATATAAAAGTAGTTTGTGGTATGGAACCCAAGGACCCACGGTTTCCGGGCTTCCTGTACCTCTAGGTCGAGCCGTAGCTATTTCACCAAACGCAACGCATAAACCGGGGATTAAGTGCAAGAACCTTGTGGACGCGTGGAAAGTCTTCAACACATTGAATGGATTTAATTCCATCGCGCTTCGGGCGAAGTTGCCTAGTCAGAATGGCATTCTCGGAGGCGTCGATGCTAGTACTCAATTTCGAGTATACGAGCCAGCACTTTGGTTCGCATGGCAGGGAGTGCCGGAAGGAACTGAAATTACTCCACATGAAGTCACATTGCAGGAAGCCCGCGATTGGCCCTACTATGACGACGGCTGGCTATACCAAAACAGTACATACGGACCACATTATGGAAGCGTAATTATGGATAATATGTGGTACATTGAATCAGAAAGTGGAGCAGTTTATCTGGATGTAAATATCGGTATAAGCTTCAAGTATGAGAGAAAAACATCCTCTGGCGTATGGCAGACCTTTTCGATACTTACCTATGTAGGCTACCCCATTAAATATTGGGCGAATGGGAAAAAGGCTTCCATGCGAACAGTCACATGGAGCACCACGATAGGTGGAGTAGAAGTTGACTGCCTTGGAAGTTATTACTGTTGGACCCCCCACGTTGCCGCTCCCGAAATCTCCCAAATGAATCAATGGTTTAAGGGATTACAGTTCACGACACTTTGATATAGCAGTACAACTGGCTTATCGATTTCGTACATCGAAATGTCAGGACGTTAAACTCCCACGGAACCCACGGAACCCACGGCCAAATGGTCACAATGGGTTCCGTGGGTTCCTTCGTTGTGTCATACCCACTAGCGTGTGCGGTTGTGTCATACCAATTAAAAATTTCTTGACCAGAATCTTCTTCTGTGTATGATGGCGGGCATGGACAATAACATCCATTACATCATTAGCGCGTATAACCCCTCCCTTCATTGGCCGGAGAGGGAATCAAACCTAATCCATTACACGGTCAATTATCTTAAATCCCTGCACATCCCCGGCGAGCACATTACCGTCATGTCCGAGGACCTTGGCGTTCTTTCATGGGCCAAAGCGGAAGAGCTGAACGTTGCCCGCGTCCCTGACGCACCCGATGAAGCCATCCTCTCCATCGCCGCAGAGCATGCGGGAATGGACATCATGGTGCTCGATACTCAATGCCCGGTGCGCGAAGCGGACCTTCTCGACGTTATGGCTAGCCAGATAGCTACCGAGAAGGATGTCATCTTCATCTCCGCATACATGGGAATGAAGCGGACGAACATCGAAGACTACCCTGCATGGACCAGCATAGTTGACGGTAGTGTGTGGGGGTTCCGGCACGATAGCGACCTGAAAGCCATTAAGAAGATGAGAAGTATCTATTATGTCTATCATGACGCGTTCGCCGGACACTTCGGAGTGAGCCTCGACTACCAATACGACAAGGAGGTTCTCGACATCGCCGTGAAACGCGGCTGGGAAAAGAGCGCAAGCACCGCTCCCTGCTCTGCGGATTATCCGCGCCGCGTGCAGATTATGGTTGACAAACCCAAACAGAATATTTAATCTTCATTCACATCATGAACACAAACCAATTATATTTTGACGGAAGCCTCGGACAGTTTATTCGCAAGGCGAACTATGAACAGGTAAGCGTAAACCCTACGTTGGAAGTTCAGCATGGAATATCCTCCCTTGTCCTCTATTTTGGCGCAGGATTTAAGGGAGACCTCCGATTTAATTTCTCCCATGCCTCTGCTCTTGGCAACTTCTCTCTGGAATACCCCTTTACATGGAAGATTCAGTTAGCCCAGCTCAATGCCGGAGGAGTGCCTGTATGGAAGACAGTCGCGTCAGCCATGACGGCCCCGGAAGAACCCGGAGGCACTGCTGACACCATTATCCTTTCGACCGCTATATTTGAATTAGACCCTGCCGAATACCCTATCGGGACCTACTGGATGACTGTTGAGTTCTCCGATTCGGTTAACTGGGTCCGCACCTTCCCCTTCACTCTTCAAATCATCTAACCATGCAACTAGATTTATCCCACATCCTGCAACTCTACCCCGTATTGAAGGTCCTCCATTACCAGACAAGTAGTGGATTCCATCATGAACGATACGATGATGCGGTAGAAGAATTGGGCGGCATTGCCGACAGTTTCATTGAAACCTATCTCGGACTACATGGCCGCGACTGGATGGTAAAGCCCATGTTGGTGCGTCCCGTGTTGCCCGATACTTCTACTAATTGCATTATCCTGTACAGAAATGTCATCCTACATGACATCGTTCCCTACCTCTACACCATTGCCGGGAATGAACCCGCGCTAAGGAAACTGGCAGAGGACTTCGAGCAGAGTGCCCAAAAGATTTACGGACTACTGAACAATTACGCCTAATAGAACCCATGCCTACAACAACTCGCGTCCGAGAATTTTTTCTTTGTTCCGACGGCCCGGAGAGCAACCCCGAAGTAATAGCCACGGTACTTCCAAGGCTTGACGGGGTTTGCTCCCGCGCCCGGTCCTTGACATGGGGCGTTATTGCCTATTCCCTCTCTCACTTCAACCTGCCCTTCGGTGTTGCCTTGGAGAACATGAGGAACGGTTATTGTGCCCGCGTCGTAGGAACGCCTACTGGGGAGGAAACCGAAGAGGGGGATGAAGCCGCCGACGTTACCCCTTGGTTCATCCTGCAATCCTTTAAGACCGAGAGCGGCGAATGGGACTACCGTTTCATGGCGTTGGAACCAATAGAGGCAGGAGCCGCCATTGATATGAAGAGGGATTATCTCCTGCCTGATGGATGGTATAAAGTCGGAGAAGAGGTAACTCTTCGCAACGATTTCATCGCCTCCTTCTGTTGGGAGATTGCCATTCCCGGCGACCCCTCAAAAATAGAAACCGCAAACGCATAGACAAATGGAAAAGACAACAATTATTGACTACCCCGAAATGGGGATTATTCAGGTAAAGTATAGAAGAGCAACTCTGGTGGAAGTCTTCTATTGTGATGACAATGGAGACGAGGATAAAGTCCAATATCTTACCCGAGATAGCGCATTGGAAATAGCCCGTGGCTTTGTTCGTAACCTTTTTGGCTATAACGCAGTCCAAACTACGGATGGCATTAGCCTATTTCCTAAATACACTCCAATTCAAGAATCATGACCAACGATATTAGTATTGTAGATAATAAGAGAGTAGGAATCCTCAAGGTGAAATATGATGGAGATACCTTTGCCATCTTTAACTATTGTCGGGAGGGAGACGAGAAGGAACAGTGTTATCCCACGCGCGAAAGGGCTATAGAAATGGCGAAGATGGTTGCTCGCCATCTCATCCACGCGAATCCCGTTATGACAGAAAGGGGCATTGACCTTTACCCGACAGACTGTACAATCCAAGACGAATAAATCATGAACGACAAAGTAGCTATTTTAGAAGACAAAGGATTTGGATTCTTCCGAGTAACTCACTGTGGAAGTGTCATTGCAGATTTTCTTTACTGCACTGGCTCTGGTGAACAAGGATATATGACACGAGATTCCGCAAAGAAACTGGCAACGAAGATTGCCCGCTACATCGTTAGCAGAGGGACAGTTTGTACCATCGAGGGAGTAACACTTAACCAAATCTATTTCAACATCAATGAATAACGATTCAGATACCCGTGTTTATGACCTCCCTACTGGCGGAATGTTCCGCGTTAGGCACAGAGGAAGTTGCGTCGCCGTTTTCAACTATTGCGTGGCAGATGAAAGCGGCTTCTTCACCAAGAAGCAAGCTAAGAAACTAGCCATCAAGCTCGCCCGCAAAATTGAGAAGAGCATGATTATCGAAACCGAAATGGGAATCAAACTTAAAAGGAACAATACTAATGACTGACACTCTAAATATTACCACCGTAGATGACCCCGATATCGGATTTTTCCGGGTCATGCTTGAAAACTGTTGCGTTGCCGCCTTTTACTATTGCGCGAAAGATGATAGTGGCTTCTTCACCAAGAAGCAAGCTAAGAAACTAGCCAACAAGCTCGCCCGCAAAATTGAAAAGAGTACGACCATCAAAACCAAAAAAGGATTTAAACTTAAAAGGAACAACAATGACCAACGATAAATATCTACTGGAAACCTTCTTAATGGAATACCCGCGAGCAGGAATCATTGCGGTGATTCATCGAAACTACCGTATCGCTATGTTCCCCTATCACAGGAATGAGGATGAGAAGGGACTTCCGACAAGGGACTGCGCCCTCAAAATGGCAATCGAACTTCGTGACAAGATTAAGAAAGGCACGACGGAAGAATCCGACACGGGGATTACCTTCGTCGAAAAGGAACAGCCAATCTTCAATGACTAACAAACGCAGATTCAAAAAGGGAGACCTTGTTCGGTTCATCAACACAGGAAGACATCCTGAAATATGGGAGAGCCTAGCAGAGGGTTCTTTAGCGTATGTTCAAAGCGGGGAAGATAGAAACCACTGCATCCTTATCAAGACCGAGGACAACGAAGGGAAGTGGTATCCCTTCTATGAGTTTGAGCTAGTGGAAGAGACCAAACATGAAGTCTTCGTCCGATACACACGGGACGAGGCTATCATCCTCTTCAACTATCAGCCCGTTCTCCGCATACCTACCAAGTACCGGCTGGGCGACCAAGAGGTCGATATGTGCGAGGAAGTAGTGGACTGGGCTAATCAAATCGTTGAGGACCTTAACGAGCATGTCATATTACCAGATATAAACAAAACCAAAAACGAAAATGAAAACCAGATTTAAGTACGGCAACATCGTTCGCAGAGTAGATACGGGGAGATGTGGGACCTGTGGAGATAGCATCCCCGTCGATTCTATCCTTCGGGTATTGTCCGACGAGGATGATGCTGGCGTCGTTCGTGTCCATTACCCGCAAGGGGATGAAGATGAAGAGATACAGGAGGTCATGTGGTATGAAATCGAACTCTTACCCACGGAAGCCAAGGTAGAAAAAGTATGCTCGAATATAATTCGGGTTATGTTGGATGGCTACGTTGTCGCAAGCATTACCCCCGAAATCCCCACCCCATTGGGCACTCTTCATTTCAAGCAATGGGGCGAAGAGATTGCCCAGTCGATGGCTAACATCATTAACCTTCAAATCTCACATGGGAAGCTAACCCCTGACGGAATCAAAGTAGAAAGAAACCGATGACAAGGAAAGACAAGATAAAGGAAATACAGAAGTGGGCGGGAACTACGCCCGATGGTATCCTTGGTGATAAGACCATTGATGCCATATGGAAAAAGATACAACCAGCGGAGACCGTGGAACCCGATGAACAACCCAACGATTCCCCGGTATCCGCGGCATACGTGTCTCCGGCAGAGCTTGTCCGCAAGGGCATGGCTAAGAAGATTCTCAACATGGAGGACTACAAGATTACAGGTCCCGATTCTCTGCGCGTAACTCGCCTCCCCTCCGGTGACGGCGGTGGCAAGTGGGAGATTGCAGGTATCTGTGATGGGATTGAACCCAAGGAATTCAATCTAATCAAATCCATGATGGACCGGGGCGACAGGGATGCGGCATGGGAGGAATGCCTCCGCTATGTTCTCGCCAATACGGAACCGTTGGTTGCCAAGGGAGTTGCAGGATGCTACGCCATTGAGTTCATGCTTCGTGACATGACCTTCAACATGGGTGTGGCGGGAACGACTAAGGTCGTCCAGCGCATGCTCGACATTGATATTGATGGCAAGTGGGGGAAAAATACTCAAGCCAAATGGACAGACGCCATTCAATCATGGGATGAAAAGGAAGTTCTCGATTCGCTGGACCGCGCTTGTCGTGCCCGCTATTGCTCCATTGTAAGAGCCAATCCGGTGAAGGCGAAGTTCCTTACGGGCTGGTCCAACCGATGCAATGCACGGCTTGCCTACGCTCTTACTCTGTTGTCAAGGAAATAATCGGGAATTTTCTTGACCCATTAAATCCCAAATGCTAACATGGCGGTGAGGTAATTCCTTGCCGCCATGTTTAATTTCATCGCACAGCTTAATGCTACTGACGGCAACGTGTGGGCATTGTTTCTCACTCGTATCGTCGATGAAATGTCCCCCGCGTATCTCGTATTCGTGGGGGTTATTTACGTGGCAGTAAAGCTGGCATATAAGTACCTCTCAAAAAAGATAGAGTTTAGTCTTGACAAGGAGATGTCATTTCTCATACTATTGCAAGAAGCTCTAAGAGTTATATCCGAGTTGGATGATTCTCTAGACCAACTACATGGAAAAATAGACAATCTACGAAGCGACCATGAAGAGATAATCGACCGCGCCTTCTGCGCTATCTCGCAACAAGATACACACCCCTCCGACAGAAATGAAACTATTCAATCTGTTCCGAAAAAGCCACGAGCAGGAACAACTCGAAAACGAGTTGACCCAGAATCTTAATCAATTACAGGAAAGCATCCGTGCGTGTACTGAAAAATTCCGCTCAAGGAATCGGTTCTATGCCTCCCTTCCTATTGGTTGCGAGGGTGAGCTGAAACTGCCCAGAAACCAATGGGCCTATTTTTTACGGGGGAAAGTAGGAATTCGTTATGACGGAGAAACCCTTACCTCTTCGGTTACACAGGTTAAAACTCGTGAAGAAGTTCAACTGCCAAGAATTATTGACGCGGAGAGAAGTCATAAATTACTTGTCATACGAGGATATGTTATTGACAGGAGAACAAACCGCACCTATTATCAGGGCGAGACAGTAAGTTTTCAGCGGGGAGAACCAATGCAATTAACGTTGAACGGGCATATTAGCATGATGTGGACACCCCCGCTTCCCGATGTAATTATGCCGTTCTATCAAACCAATATACATGGCCTTGATTCCTAACACTCCGGCCTCCAACCCACAGCCTCCGACGATACCCATTGGAACCACGGATTCCTCGTGGCGCAATGGGTTCAGTCCTGACAGGCCAATGGGTGAGCCGATAATTAACTTTCCCACTCCTGTGGTAAAGAACGTGATGTTCTTCGTTGAGAGGATTGCCAAGAATCCCAGCGAGATTACCATTGAATTGGGAACGCCGTTCGTACCCACCGCAGGTACGACCTTCCTCCCGTTTATGCGGGATGCAGTTCTCGTGCATGTCGAACCCGTCAATGAGGCGGCGAGACAGCACGTTTATCGTTTCTACTACATGGTCCCGCCGGAACAGCAGTTCCGATATAACATTCAGGACATGAAGAAAATCCGTGACGGCTATACGTTGAAAGATACTGCCGCTACGGGTAAGTTCATGGGTCCGGATGCAGACACGGAAGAGTTGAAGGACTTCTACGAGATTACACGGGAATGGGTGGAACCCACGGATTCCGCGTATGCCCCGCTCCCCCTTGGCTCGTTTGACCCCAGCAACGAAAAGCTTGACCCTGACTTCTATGACCAGCATTTCTACACGGCATACGATGCCCAGCTGGTATATGAAGAAGTAGCCCAGTTCGAAGAGGAACACCTGCGCAAGTACTTTCGTAAGGTCATCCGTGTGTATAAAACCCTGCCGGGACCTGTGGTTAAAGAGTTCGTCCCTTATAACATTTGGCAGAAGGGAGATACGGTGTGGGATGAAGGTGGTCCGGGAACGAACCAGCCCGAATCTGAATGGGTGGCGCAGACTGCAATTAAGTTATCAAGAGAGGTCTGGGCCGCGCCGCTTTGGCCCGTCGATGGTGGAGGGAAGGAACCGGGTCAGGCCCGCATTCCTCACATGCCCCTCCTTGAACTGGACAATAAGCCCGTTAGTGCTGGCTGGGACAAGGGCAGTTATCCGAGTACGCAGATGTACACCCTTGTATCTATGTACAAACGGAACAGTAACATTGCGGAGAAAGAGGAACAGAACAGCCTCTCCGGTAATTGTTGTAACCCTGATTCCCGTTTTGTCCGGTGCATCAACACAACCGTGACGACTAGCCAGTCCGTTGACTGGACAGCAAACGGCGATGTCCCGGCGATTGACCCCCCGGACCCCAGCGAGAACTGTAGCCAATGGCGTGTAGATTCCTCTGTGGTAGTACATGAAGGGTACTCTCATAAGGAAACGCGAAAGAGTTGCACCACCTACGACCAGATTGATGAATTCTGGGAATCCTCATTCGATAGGATAACCAATCAGGTCTATCCTGTACTGCGGAAGATTGTACATAATCCGAGCACTGACTTCGATACTGATTGGCAGAATGAAGGATTCACCAAATACACGGATGCCGTGGGCAATACCTACTATGGCTGTAAACTGGAATCCCCGGAATCCGTGGCTCCCATTACTATCCCGGACTCCGCTTGGGAGAAGATAGGCTACAACCTTGCGGACTTCACCGTAGAAGAGGAACCGACGTTTAATACCAAGATGCTCTCCGGACTGTCCATGATTAACGGATGGAACGACCCAGCCTATCCCCAGTTCTCTGACTACTTCGCTATGCTTGGTAGCTTCACCTCCGACAATAAGGGAGTCCCACGTGGTTCTCTCTACAACGTCCGGTTTAAGGGTCAACGCTGGTGGCAACTCTGGATTCAAAACGAGATGCCCACAGAAATGTCTCCCGGAACTATCACCGCCACTCCCTTCTATCATGCTCCCAATCCTGACGGCCCTTGGTTCTCACAGGATGGGGTTTATAAGGTAAGGGGCGAAATGATGATTAACGATGTCCTCTATGGCGAGGGAGTTACGAGCTATGTCTGGACATTCCCCGTAGGTTTCATGGATGGTACGCAGATATATAAGCGGAAGGCCTATAACCCTGAAATGAAATTTACCACAGGGGCATTACCTACAGGTATTGGGAAGGCGTTCACCACGGTGGAGAACGGAGAATTACTTCTCACCTGCTGGGTACTGAACAGCAATAAGGTTGCCATCAATGGGGAGATTCCCATCATGATGAATAGTACGAAGATATTCGACATCAATGTATCTAGCTCTGATGCTCCCAGTACCACGCCGGAACCGAACATAAGCACAACTACCGTGGCTAAGGCAAAGTATACCGTTGGCAATTATGTATTAGACGCGCAGGTAGTGAATAACCTCAACATCACTTACAACCGGAATAAGTTCCCATACTTCCAATTCACCATCACGCTCTGCTCTCTCCGCGGCAATACGTTCAAGGTCACGCAGGGGGATAAGATTCAACGCGTCGTCCTGCGCCAATGGGTGAACCCCTGTTACGCCGTAGATAGTTACATGCAGATTCCGGGAATCGGGTACTACAAAAAATATACCACGACGATGAACTACAGTTTCCCTGCCGTGTTCGGTTCGGTTAGTTGGGTTCCGTGGACTACGAGGCCCGACCTTTCTGGCAAGAATGCTGGACAGTACTTCCCGCAGACCTGGATGACGAGGGACAGTTACTCCGGCCCCTGCACCGCCGTGGTAGAGGAAGCCTTCTCCCCTGACGGAACATGGCCTAAAGGCTGGGGCCTTGGGACGTCGGTACAGTTCACGACGAACAGTGGATATTTCTCTTCACCGCTTTGCGATTACCGTCTGCCCGCATGCCTCCACGGCCCGCTGGCTATAACCGTAGTCATTGGCAATCAGGACGCCAAGTGGCTTCCCGGCGCGTTTAATACGACCTTTCCGGGGACTACCCACACAGATTGGAAACCCGTGACCTCCTATTACGCATCCCCGTGGAACGGGGGCATGATGTGCAAGAAAGTAACCATTTATCCACCCAGTTAAGCTCATGGCATTTATTACCAAATCCTATTTGACCTATCGCAATGTTTGTGACGAGCTTTGTATGCTTATCACAAACCAGCCGCCATCCAAGTCCAATGTTGACTTCCGTCGTATATTGAAGGAAGCGCAGAACCTCCTGCTCAATGAGGCCACGGTATCTCCGGATTCCGTGGAAACCTTGGACTTTGAAGGAATCCCTCGCGGGGGTTCTATCTCCCTGCCCGAAGAGTATGATAGTATTGTCGAGGCATGGACACCTAGTGGCAAGAAATACAACATCATTGACCGGGCCATGTTCGAAAGCAACACTTGGTTCCGTTCCGAATATCCCAAGCACGACAGCGGTTATCATGCTATCATGCTGGACATGGGACTGAATGAACAGAACCTCCGTACCTACTCGGTATTGTCTGGCAGTAACGGCATCAACGATAATCCTACGAGCAACGTCATGACGGTTTCGGCACGGTGCGCATTGCGCGGCCTGTCCCTTAACATTTATGACGACGCGGCATGGGAGGACAAGGAGGTTCGTATCTACCCCGGATGTCTTCCCGCATTGAAGGCGATGATGCTGGCCGTGGTCTATAACGAGCAGGGCAATACCCAAATGGGGACGGACAGCTACGGCCTTGCCGTCAAATACCTGAACGACCACCTGCGCAAATATCGTCAGGGCACATATCAGGCTCCGAACATTATTCAGAACGGCGGCATCATGCAGTGCCCCGGACTTAACCTCATGTAATTATGGCAACCAAACGTACAGACATATCGAGCGAGACGAAAGCGAGCGGGGGCATCCCCGCCGCCAAGTCCATTAAGCAGAAGACGATGGACGAGGTGCTTCCGAAGACGAACCCTGACATCCCTCTCCGTCCAATGAATAACAACGACCCGAACAAACCCGTCGACGCGAAGGAGATGAACACCATCGCCGCGGCCAATAGTAACCACGGCATCAAGAATCCCCCGGCATCCGCGGCTCCCGCGGCGGCCCAGTCTCCTAGTCCTTACGGGCGGGGGATTACTGAACCAGCAGTGCCGGGAGCGGTTGACCCTAACAGCGCGGCCTACGCCGCCCAGCAACGGGCAACCTATGCGGCGGGCATGCAACAAGCCGCGGCGGGGAAACTCTCTGCGGAGGACAGGCTCATGCTTCGTGGCGTGGACCAGAACATAAGCCGGGGGCAGATGCCCACCATATCTCCGGCTATGCCGACGCAAGCGACGGCTACACCCCGGCAAGCGACGGCTACACCCCGGCAAGCGACGGCTACACCCCGGCAAGCGACGGCTACCGCTCCAACCGCTAGCCCCGACACCTCCACGGCTGGGTTCTATGCGCATGCGGAGAAGCTGCTTGGCCCGGAAAAGTTCAAGATATTTATGTCCATGCCGGAAGGGCAGAGGAACGCGATATATAGCAAGTTTGTAGAGAGCCGGATCAAGAACGCGCCCGCCGCGGGAGCTACCGCGGGAGCTACCGCGGGGGCTACCGCGGGAACCACTGCCGCCCCCTCTGGCTCTAGGTTCCCCGCCTCTGCTCTCCCCTCTGGCAATGCTCCCGTACCCACGAGCGTCCCAACGACTGCGGGTACTGGAACTGCCGAGCGTATGCTACGAACCTTGAGGGATGCTACGGCAAGCCCCGAAGCAAGAGCACAGGCGCAAACATACCTCCGCGTCCGAACCATGTACGCCCAGCGGGAAAAGTTTGGTAAGGAGATTAAGATCCTCGAAAAATTGGAACGCGCCAAAATAAAGGAACTTAGCAACATGTTCAGGAATAGATTGAATATCCGGGACCCCCGCTTCGCCCGCCAGTACGCCCAGTATCAGGCCCTGCGGAAGAAAGACCCGCAAGCGAGGCTCGCCCTCTACACTGAACTGATGAAGGGACCGGAGTTCACTCACTTGGACTTCCGAAAATAAATTTGACATAATACATATTTCACTTGACCCTCGCCCCACTCATGATAGGATGTTGAAGACCCACATGAGTGGGGCAAACTTATTATACTAATACTCAACAAACATGGCTATTGACTTTAGTACCGCCAATATGTCCGACTTCACTCCGAAGTCGGGAAGCAGTATTGCACGTGAACAGCGAGCCGCAGAAAGGCACGCCGCGTGGCAAGAGACGCAAGCGCAGAAACAGCAGGACCGAGAACAGAAAGCACTGGACCGCGAGCAAAGGTTAGCGGAAAAGAAACAGACCCGTGCCGAGAAGGGAGCGACGGCGACCGCAGACTATGACACCTTCCTCTTTAAGTCTGTTGATGACTTTGCGGAGAAACAGAAAAAGGATGCGGAACACGCAAATAATGTAGAATGGCAAAATAAATCCCGCGCCCATACGGAACAAGAATGGAAAACCGCCGAGGAAAATAAAGCCCTCGACATCTTGAACAAAGGAAACCGTGGGTACAGCTTTGAGGGAATCGACTACATGAAAGACTATGTAGACCGCGGGGAAGATGCGCTGGTCGATTTGGAGGCCGCTTCCCGCGGTGATAGCGAGGCCATTAAGAAGCTTGCCAACAATACGGGACTTACCGTTGTGTCTTCTTCCGAGCTTACGCCTACGCACCCCGCCTTCTTATCCCGCTCTGGCTTCGGAAGTGGAGAGGACGGGAACCCCGTCGTAACGGAAAAGTTCCTCGCCATTGCCGCGGACAGAAACCGTAACGCAAAGGCGGTTGCCAAAGGCATTGCCAACACAATGGAAAAGGCCCGGAAGGATTACCTCAACTCGAATCTAGATGTTGGAACGGGTAAACCTACGGCGCAAGCCATCGAGACCGCACCTATTGCTTACACCGCAGAAGAAATAGAAAGCGTCATCAATACGATTAGGCGCGAAGACATTGGCAACTATCGTGCCGCTAAGGCTCTTTACGACAAACACCGCTCTTCTTCGACGGAAGGCGTGCAGAAGAAAACCCCCAGCCAAACGAGCGTGGGGGAGCTTGGCGTTGGCGAATTCTCTGATTCAGCACCTTCATTTACTGGGAATGTTTTTGCTGAACTCGCCAACCTTTTCAAGTTTCCCAGCAAAATGTTCCAGCTTGTCCGCGACTACGTGGATTACCTTTCCCGGAGTACGGAAGATATTGAATCCCCGGAATCTGCTACAGCGGATGCGAAACAACTCCATACAGACCAAGCAAAACTCATTTCAAAAAAAGAAAAACCTGTTGAGGATAGGATTCGTGAACAGATAGAAACAGCCGACAAAATCGTAAGACGCCTCGAAGAGGACTACACTGGCCTTCCCTATCTCGAACTTCGCGACGCGCTTCTCAATCCAGAGGCCGCGGCCTCTGCCCTTCTGTCTTTAGTCCCCGGTGCTGACATGGACGCAATACGTGCACGGGCAAAGGTCATTACCGAGGAAGTTCGCCGCCAGAAGGACCGCCCTCTGACCGTCGAAAACCCCGAACAGATTGGCATGAGTGAGGCTATACTGGAAGCCGTGGCCACAAGGTTTCCGGGGGTTCCAAAATCTGCCCTGCGCCAAGCGGGAGTAACCAAACTGATTCAGGACTATACCGCCAAAGCCACGCCGAAAGGCACTCTCATGGATGCAGTCAAAGGCGCACTGGCTAACTACCGAAGCACGGCGGGACAAACTGCGGACGTACTTACCTTCCAACCGGATAATAGTGTGGGTAAGTACGCCGACCCAATGAGCTTGATGGAATGGAGGAAGGGAACGAGGCGTGGCTCGTGGTGGTATGGCATGCCGGGCGGCCCGTCCTTTGAAGTCGGACCGGAGAGGTTGAAGGAATACATGGCCCAGTACCATATTGAAAGTACTCGCGATGCCCTCAACTCCCTCTCCCATGCCGCACGTATGGGTGACTTGGGCGTTGGCCGTGGCAGTCTCTTTGCGTACAATCCGCACACCAAGGAAGTTGATACGAACGCCACGCTCGAACTGAATCCCAATGCTCTCTACAATGATAAGCTGATGGACCAGAGCATTGAGGCTCTCCGTGCTAGTGGCGCGGACGAGAAGCTTATCAATCGCACCATTGAGAAGTTCCAGAACCTCCGCAAGAAATCCGCACAGGAACTTGTGAAGGACAACATGGCATTGGACGAGACGCTGGGGACGCTTCGCGATACGTGGCTTGGCTCCGGCTTGCAGTTCAACCCTATCTTGACTGAATCCATGAAGCATCTGGACAAGTACCTTTCCTTCAAGAATTTCTACAACGAACAGAAGGAAGCGGGCAAGAGCGACGAGGACATCCTCTCCGCATGGCAGGAGAAAGGGCAAGCCACCTTCGATTCTGTTCTCCGTGGGTTACAGATAAGTACACACAAGGCAATCGACCTTGGGACAAGTACCGCCTATGGTGCTCTTCTCTTTGCACAGAATGCAGTTGGCAGTCGTGCGGCGATGGAACATACCCGCACCCTCTGGGACCAGCTGAACAAAAAACAGGAAGCAGAAGCCGAGTTGGTTCGAGGCAATATCCTTGCGGACTATACTGCGGAAATCGCTAACCTCGGCTACCAAATGGTAGCAACCGCGGGGGCTGGTAAAGTTGGTGGCCTCGCTGGCCGTGCACTGACACGTACCGCGCTCAATAAATTCATGAAGGCAACGGCTAACGTCGTAGCGAAGCGGGCCGAAGCTCTTGTTCCTGCCGCCCGTCCGGGATTGGCGGGACGTTTGAGTGGAACTATTCAGCGCAACCTCGACAACCTTGCGGCGTTGAACCTCGAACGGGCAGGAGCCGGAGCCGGGGTAAATCTTAGCATCATCTCGCAGGTTGCACCGAATGCTTACTCCGACATCTTCTATACCATTTATGATAGGGAGATGGAAGGGAAGGAACCGACTGCCGAGAACACGAACAGGGCACAGAGCATTGCCAACATGCGTGCTCTCTTTGGTGCGGCTCTCGTATCTACTGGTAGTACTCTCATCAACAACCGCGCAGGTATGGATTCCTTCATGCGTAAGATTGTTGGGGCTAAAAACCTTCGCGGTCAATCTCCATTCCAAACTCTTGAACGGAAGATGGCCGGATGGAGAAGCAAGCCATTTAAGGAGATGAACACGAAGGAAAAGACGTTTGCCGTTGCTTCCTATCTGTACAGCCAGAGCAAGGCCGTAGTGGAAGGAGCCACCGAAGAACTGGCAGACGAATTCCAAGAGTGGGCGTTTACCGAACTGGTGAAGAACGGAGAAATCTCCGAATCCTCTATTGCCACTACTGACCAAGTGATTAGCACAGGCATGAAGATTGCTTTCCTCGGAGGTATCGGCGGCTACGTTGGTAGCCACTTAGCTGGTGAAGGGAACATACGTTTCCAAACCGAAGCCGCTCCCACTCTCGATGTAAAGGATGCTACTTCCATGCTACCGGATATTACGAAAGATGCGAGCAACATCATCGAGGAAACGGGCAAAGCCATTACCAAAAACAATGTGCCGGAAAGCTTGGTAGAAACCGGAAAGAAGGTTATCGAGATTGCCGGGGAGAAGGGAGATGCCGCGGAAGTTGCCCGCGAATGGGTGGACAAATCCATTGCCCATGAAAGTCTGGCAGTCTCCGATGAAACCCGCAAGGCGTGGGTGGAAGGAGCAACCCGTATGGGCATCAGCAACTTCACCCAGTTCCGCAACCTAGTGGAACGGGCCTCCGAAATATATACCTATGAGGGCAGTGCCGCGGCAAGCTCATTCATGGCAGAAGCCATTAACGACCTGCCCAATACCCTGTCATTCCCAAATAAGGAAAACCTCGACACCATGCGCACCATGCTTTCGGAGGCCCTTGATGCTATGGGAGACCGGGTTCAGGTTATCGAAGTAGACGACGACCTGTCCATCATTACTACAGGGGACGAGGACCTTGATGCCGCCATTAACGTTATTAACGGATTGACGGAAGCCGCGGCTACCACGGAACCCAAGGAATCCCCGGCTACCGCGGAACCCACGGAATCCCCGGTAGCTATTGCCCGGAAGGAGAGGGACCAAGCCATTGCCCCCATCACTGCTATGGTAGAGACGGGAGTAGTTACCCCAGAAGCTACCGCTTCCGTGGATAACATGGATGCGGCAATCACCTCGTTCGACCCCAACACCGGGGCATGGCTCTCATCCGGTTCACCTCTGGACCGCGGCGCGAAGCTCGTCTCCCTGAACGAGATGACTGGGATTAACGCCCCCATGATTACCAGCAACACGGGAGAAACCGTTGTCATCGCTCCGCACGCAAGCATGTACAACACAGGTGAGGGAGGGACACCCAGCACCAAGTGGGGGGACAAGGTCTCCGCTCTCAATCTCCCGACGGATGGGACTGGCGCAAATGCCTACGGCACGCTTCGCGGCCTTCAAGTTAATGCCTCCCCCGCACAGGCCGCGGCCATTGATGGAGTGCTCCGCGCACTGCATGCCGCTGGTTTGGACGTCGCTATCCGTGCAACCATTGCCCCGGCGAACATCTCTTCCCCTGCCAGTATCACCTACATGAACGGCACGGACGGGAAGCTTGTCGGCGGTGTCATTGACCTGTACGTGAACCGGGATAACCCGATTGAAAGCGTAACGGGAACGGTACTACACGAAGTCATCCACCTCATTGACCGTCATCTTCGTACCACCAACACGGACTATTCCCAGCGGATGGATAGGATTAGAAGCGCGATTGCAGAGAACTACAACAACATTGTCGATAGTCTCTCCGCTATGTATGACGCTAGCGTGGACATCAATGAGATGAACGCCATCGCCGCGCTCGCTTCCGACCTCAACTACGGTCTCCGCGGTGCGGACGAATTTGCCAGTGTCGCGTTCTCCAATCCTGTCATGAACTTCATGGTAGCGGAAGCTAGCGGAGACAATATCACCATCACGGATTTGGCTCGCTATGCCGAAGCGGCGGGAGGCCGGAAGCCCGTGCACGTGCGCCTCGTCGAATGGCTTAAAGATTTGATTAGGGACATCAAAGATACTGCGGACGATATGGACGGAACCACCGCCGCAGAACGCGCGGCTGAATGGGATTCCTATGTGGCCCGCGTCGCGGACATGGCCCCCGGCAAGTGGTTCGATATGCCTCGCACTCCGTCGTGGAAGGTAGACGATACGGATTATACTATGGGCAACGGGGTAGATTATTTTAACCCGATGGCCTATGAGACCGACATGACCCGGAGATTGTCCTTCGGCCTTGGCGCAGAAATCATTGGCACGAAGGCCGGGAACTGGGTAACTAGTATTAAGAACGGATGGCTGGGCGTAACCAAGAACTGGGACAAGGCTGGCATCAATGTTAAGTCCGAGGAACAGAAGCTGGTTGTGCTGGAACAAATGGCCAACGTGAATGCGGCGTATGAACGCAGTATTAAACGCATTGACAAAATCGGCGATATGCTTCAACGCCGTGCGGATAATCTGGGCTGGGATGCCGCTACGCGAAAGAAATGGAGCAAGTCCATTCTTGACATGTCGGGGAATATGGACAACGATATTGACCCTGAAACTGTTGCACGCATTAACGCAGAGGCTCAAGCAGAAGTTCGTCAGCATGAACAGACCCGCGACTTCCGTATCGCGCTGGCTAAGAAGACTGTCACCGATGCCGTCAATAGGCACGCGGAAGCGGTGCGTCTGGCTAACTCCCTTGCGCTTAATAGTGAAGGGCGATTGGAAATCAACGACATGATGCGCCGGATTAAAGACATGAGCGGCAAGGGATATGGAGCCATGCTGGACAAGCAGGTAGCTCTCCCCATGCTCTCCCAGCAGATTCACAAATCGCTCTCCGACCTTGGCTCTCGTATCTCCGCGACGGGGGATGCCAATCTGGATATCACCTACTTTGGCCTTGCCCGCGACACGCAAAACTATCTCGCGGATATGATTAACGAAGTGGATAGTCCCTTCTCTATGGATGAACTTCTGGACAGGTGGTCCAACCTTCGCAATGACTACCTCTATGCGGAGAGTACAAACCATCCCGTCATCGCTCCTATGATTCAGGACATCGCTAAGGCACGGGCCGAAGCTAAACAAATCATCCGGGAAGCCAATGAGGATTTCCATGCCGCAACAAAGAGGGCAGGTGTAACTCGCGCTGGCGTAGCTACCCCTGCTGGTTCCGTGTGGCTGAAACGGGACAACGCTATCCTCAATGCTCGCCGTCAAAAACAAGCGGAGTATATGGCTAAGCGGGATGCCGCTGAACAGTGGCTTCTGTCACAAGGGGTTGTAGGTCAACTGGTCCACAATGTCATCGCCGATTCCCGTAAAGAAATTGCCGCAACGCAAATCTCTATTGCCAAGCTCATTGGAGATAGCCGTATGGCTGACAACGCCGCGGAGATGAATTATCTTCATCGCACCTACATGGCCGTTGGACGCCATGCCGGAGACTTCACCCGGACGATGAAGGACATCATCGCAAACCCCAACGGAGAACTGGCGCAGAAATACGACGGTCTGACGAAACTGTTGCAGGAAGCCGCAATCTCCCATGCCGAAGCGCACCAGAGAGAACTATCCGAAAACGTAAGCCAAGTGCTGGACAACATGCAGGCATTGGCCGCGCTCCACGACGAGTTGAAACTTCCGCTGGTATCCGCTCCTCCGAGAGCTTCCGCGAATTATAAACTCCTGTTCGAGGGTGTAGCCAAGAACTACAGGAACAGGGAAATTCTAGACTTCATTCAGAACAACTTCGGCGCGGTTCAAATGCTTGCGGACCTGCGAGATGGCCATAACATCAGTGCCATATATGATAAGGCCATGAGCATGATAGCACAGGCAGACTATCGCACGAAGTCAAAGATGACAGAGACGAAGGAAACTCTGGACAGGAATGCCAGAGATAGTTTCCTCGCCGAAGTCTTCTCCGACCTTCCGGGAGAAACGATTGCGGACAAAATCGGCAGTCTTGAATCCCCGGCATCCGTGGCTTCCGAAGTGAACAAGGCCATCCCCACTATCCCGACTTCGGCCATTGACCAGATATGGAACACGCCCAATATGAATGCCGCAGAACGACTGGACAAGACGCTCAATCTTCTTCGCGGTCAGGCGGGCATTCTCATGGGGGCGAACAATATGGGCAACGTCATCTCCGCTACCGACTTGAAAGTGTTGCAATATCCGGAACTCTCCCGTCTTGCGGTGAACGATGCCATGAAGGCCATTGACGAAGTACTGTCCAAGAAGAGGACGAATGAAGATGCGCTGGCCCAGCGGAAACGCTTGCCCGAATGGCAGAGGAAAGCTATGTATGAACTTAGCGACCTCACCATTGGGGATGCCATTGGGACGTTACAGAATACCCTATCCATGCAGTCGAAGATTGCCGTGAACCAGTTGCTTGCTGACGAGTATGCCTCCGTACTGAAAGCGCAGGGTGTGGTCGTACCCCCGGCTTCCACGAACCGTACCCCTGATATGGTGGAAATCTCCTTGAAGAATACGAAGAATGCGTTGAACGGAATGTACGCCGACAAGGATGTAGCCGATGCCATCTACCGCATCTACAGACCGAGTGACGACATCCTGAATAGCAGGACGGACGACTATAAGAAGGTCCGCGAGTACTGGCAGAAGTCCGGCAAGGGGCAAGGATGGTGGAATAAGGCGGGTGGCTTGGCTAACCTTTCTGTCTTAATAGCAAGTCCTAATTCCACTTTACGTAACTTATATGGTACAGTAGCTCAAATGACCCATGCGGGTGCACTTCCATTCACGGGGAGTAAAGACATCGCAAACCTTGTCGGGGACTGGGTCCAGTTGCGTAAGCTACGGAGGCTATCACAGGGCAAGGACCTTGCTTCACAGGCTTCCGCGGATAGACTGCTGGCCGCGGAAGACAGGTACAACGAGAAGATTCGCTACTGGCAAGAGCTTGGTCTGCTGGACGCAGGTCAAGGGGAGTTCCTGCGCAACGTCTGGAAGTCTGACGAGTTCAGTAAGATGGCAGGAGAATTTGAAGAAGTGAATGAGGATTCCTTCTTCAAACTGGCCGAAGCTCTGAACGAGAAACAGGAACGGACGAAGGGCGAGGTGGCTAAGGATGCCGCCAAGATGGCGGGCAAAGTCGTAGCATGGCCCATCAAAACGATGTCCTTCGCCTATGGCTTGCCGGACGCGGCGGCCAAGATTGTTCTCTTCACTAACCAGAGAGCGATTGCCGATACCCAATTAAAGGTACAACTGGCACGGGCGATGGGCAAGGACAACCCCAATGCGCGGGACCAGATACTCCTTGACGCGAGCCGGACTACCCAGAGTTGGGATGCTTATGTGGACAGGTATACTGCCAACATGGTGAAGAGCTTGCTCCCCACGGGTTCGCGTACTCCTTTGTGGGTGAAAACCCTGAATATAGTTGCGGCTCCGTTCTTCATGTTCCAGTACCATACCTTCCAGTCTGTAGCCTACAACCTTGGCCACGCCATAGGCGAAGGGGTAGATGGTGTGTGGGCTATCAATAACGGCATGAAGAAGGAGGGGGCTTACCTCTTGGGACGCGCTATCCTTCGTGCCGCGGGTTCCTTCGGAACTATTTCTGCAACCTCTGCGGTCTCTTCCTGGGTTGCCCGACAGATTATCGCCAGTGTCTTGGGAGATGACGATGACCGTAAAATCATTGACGACGCGGAAGTCATGAGGAAGCTGGCAGATAGTGGGCTAATTCCTGACTATGATAAGTTCGGGGACTTGATTGGCATCATAGATATGAAGCGACATGAGTTCGAGTATTTGAACCTTGAATACATGAACCCGTTCAAGACCATCAGGGTGTTAGCCAAAACCCTGCCCAGCCTCTTCATGGATATGGATGTGGACAAGTGGGGGATGAACAAGGTTGCCGAACTGAAAAACCTGCTGGAAAATACGGTGCTTGAAGAATCCCTCCTTCTGAATGCCGCTTCTGAATTGTTTAATGAGGAAGACTTCAATTACAAGCATAGCCTCTCCGGTGATGAAAGTGTCAACGTTCTCCCGGCAGTCGGCAACGCAATCCTGTTGGCCGCAGGGCTGAACCCCTCGTTCGGCAGTGGACATACATGGCAAGTCCTTGAACGATTCGCGACGGTTGCCAATAAAAAGATTCCCGTCTACGGCTGGGCAGTCAAGTCTGGTAAACAAATGTTTAGTGATACGCCCGACATGAGTGCCGCGGCATACGGGTTACAGACCTTGGGTGCGGGCCTCCGTCGTCCGAAGGATTTGACCGAAGCCCTTGCCGCCGGGTTAAAGAATGCCAACGCGGCAGTCACTAAGTCAAAGCGAATGAGCGTTCTTCGTCCGGACTTCTACAAGAGAATGGAATCCGGGGTGGATGTGGAATCTATGGAAGCCGCGGAAACCGCGGATGCCGTGAAGAATTTCACCAAGCTAGTCAATAGTGTCCGGTTTGTTACGGAAATTACAAACATGCTTGACCCCGCTCTGCGGAAGGAAGTTCTGGCTTCCGCGATTGAGACTTCCGGTATGAGTGCCAAGACCTACGGCGCGGCCATGAAAGGCATCATGCCCTACATCATCAGCCCGCAAGCAGGACGTGAGGCTATCGCGAAACTCAACCGCGAATTGCAGAAGTCTAATACCACGGACGAGGGCAAACGCCTAATCGAAGAGCAGAAGAAACTCATTATCAACCTCATGAGGAAGGGTAGCATTCAGATTGATGGGGCGTTGAGTGCGGAGGAAATTCATAATCGGATGAAGCAGTAGTCCTCTGTTTATATCCTTGACCTTCGGGGGCATGGGAGATATAATTCTCCCATGCCCTCTTTTCGTATAGTACCCAATCATATTATGGCCACCCCTCCGGGAGGCTGGAAGTTTATTGTCCCTGAATCCATGAGTGTCAGGCTCAAGGGAACCAAGGTTTCCGCGGGTTCACTGGAACAACTCCGCAAATCCGTCGCACGTCTCTTCATGAATAACGGAGAACCCTTTCAAGTTGCGCTCTTTGAATCAGAGCTTTGCGCTTCTCTCCCTCCCCAATACTGTACCACCTGCGGTGATAAGGGAATTGAATGGAAGGAGTATGAACCCATGAGTGCCAAGAAGATACTGGCCTTCTTTGGTACTATGGTTCTCTGGTATCGACGGGGACACAGGTTTGTAGACGAGGCAGAAGCCCGCCGCCGCTATGCTATCTGCGCCTCCTGTCCGTATGCTACCTCTACGCCTCCCCCGGATTTAGAGAAGCAGGGGTGCGCCACATGTGGAGCCGAAGGAGCTGGCCGCAAATTCCTCAAGGAAAAAATTTCCGGGCTTGCGGACCTGACCAACGGGAAGGCCCCTCTCTATTGTACCTTATGTGGTTGCGACCTATCAGTAAAGGCTCACTTCGATATTGAATCTGACTGCTGGCTAAAATAGTCCTTGACATTATTTCAAGTTGATACATACTTCCCTCCGTATGAAGAACCAAACCTTCACCGCAGAAGAAGCTAGCAAGCTCCCCCTTCACCGGGGTTGCTCCGCATATATTATCGTACACTGTGGCGGCATGCCGACTGTCAGGTGTGTCGAAGTAAACAATGTCACCTATGAGGTCTTTACCCAGACCGTGAAGGTGGAATACACAAACCACCATTTCCGTATCATGGATTCCGGTCTCCTTAATTTTGAGGTCTTCCTCACCTACAAGGATGCGGCCACGCGTGCGTGCCGGGATTACGAGCGGGCTATTGAAGAAGCCGAAAGGGAACTCGCTAAGCGCAAGAAAAAGTTGGAAGAGCTACGCGCTGGTTTCAATACTGATGTTATCCCCGTGAAATAAGTATTGACAAGGGCGCAGGTCTCATGGTATAAAGAACCCGCAACGACATCATTCTGTTTGGACTGTAATTTGTTTGGGTTCTAAGCGAAAACCCCGGAAGGAAATATCTTCCGGGGTTTTTGTTTTAGTTCTGTTTCGCTTCGAGGGATTCTATTAGCTGGGTAATCTCTCCGATACATCGTTGCAATTCTGATGCGGGGTTTACCTCAACCAACTTATCATGCGCCCAGATATAGAAGAGCCGTACCAGAATGGAATCTTCGGGGCTACGTTGGTAGCTATGGCTCATGACTGTACGCCTGAACTGTTCAAGGATAAGGTAAAGGTCAAAGGTTTCGAACACCTTGGACCAGTGCTTAGCGTGGTATTCGAGATACCACCGTGCTTTCTTGAGGTCTTCAATACGGTCCTTCTTGTACTGTGACCGCATCAAATACTTGACGGCATTCCCCAGTGCGAAGGGAAGCTTGCCAGTAATTTCTATGGTCTCGATTCCACTGGGGTGGGAGGTGTAATGCTTCGGATGGTTGACGGCATCGTTCACGGATTCCTTTCCTTCCGGCAGGTCGGGGAAAGCCTGTGAGTTTACCTTGGTTGAAACGATTGCGTTGATTGCTTCGTGCGCGTGCATTATTTGGTGAGGTGCTTGTAAATTTGTTTGTTGATATATTTGCGAATAGACATCTTGGCTATGACGAAGAGGCGGGGAGAGGGTAGAGTTAAACATCCTTCTTTGACTGTCCACTTCCTTGTAATTCTCCGTGCGAACTTGTATGCCTTCCTGCATATTTCCAGAGCCGCAGAGGAACTTCCAACAAGAGCCACAGGAACTTTACTGTTGATGAAATAGCCATGAAATTTAAACTGGAAGAAAAAGGAGTTGTCCCCCTTAATCCAGCTAGGGGTTTCATCTGGGGTAGTTTCTCCAACTGCACCAGTAGATATTTTATTGGATGCAAGGATGCGACCATAGGTTAGTTGTTCCTCGGTCAGTTGTTTCTTCGACCGGAGAGAGGCATGGATAAGTTGCTTATGTTCAGGCATGATGCGAGACCGAAGCTTGTTAGCTTTTGTCTCCCTCAAGAACTTCTTTTGCTCCGCGGGGCTATCTCGATACCAGTAAAATTTATCTCCATATTTCTTGCACTTGAACTTTCCTCTTCGACGCTTCGCAGTCGGGGCTTTCATGTTAGCCGCCATCTGTTCCCGATACTTCTTGAGACTTATTTTGCCCATAGTTCTGGAACGGAATGAAGTCGGTTAGTATCAACGGGGATGTCCTTGAATGCCCATGCGAGGTCGTACTTCAATTCCATCTTTTGCCGGAGGGCCAGAAGGAGCGCACGGATTTGCGGCTGGGCCGCGCCGTCCAATCGCATACGGAAGATGTGCCTCCACTCGCGGAGGTTAGCAGTCACACCAATCACCGTAGCCGTACAGTTCGGAAGCAATCCCCGCGCCTCTTCGGGAGGCAGTCCTCCTTGGACAAGTTCCACGTACTTCTCCGCAAGGTTCTGGCAGGTATCCTTAAACTCTTCAATGGTCTTCGGGTCAACCTTCTCGTCGTTAAAGAACTGCGGACGGACGAAGCAAATGATTCCCTTCCGGTCATAGTTGACGTACCTCTGGCTCTCCATGCTGACGCTCATGTGACGATGACGGACAAGCTGATGTGTCACCGCTCTATCCGTCGAGAGGACTGCCGGGATGTTGATATGCTCGATGACACTTTCATGTCCGCGGTTAATGATACGGGAGAGAAACGCAATGGGGTCGCCCTTCGGTTCGCTTTTATAGCAGACACGGCCCATTATCTCTGCGGCCTCAACCTGTTTATCTATTACTGATTTAGTTAGCGGAAGTGTGACTTCCTGATTTATCCATAGAACGTTCATGAATGATATGTTTGGCTTTGTAGTTTGCGAGTTCAAGAGTGGGGAATGTCCATCCATACTGGACCCACTCACTGGTGCTGGGGAGGTATTCATCTCCGGCTTTAACCTTGATGAAATCATTGTCCGCTTTGTGCTGACGGATGATGACAACCTCATAATTGTTTACCTTCCCGCTTCCTTTATGGGTTAGCTCATAGATGGCAACGCCAGCCTCACGGAAAATGAGGCGACAGGTGAAGGGGTTGCGTGTAAATTCGTTAGGAATTTTCTTCATTTGTAATTGAAGGGTTAATCATTTGCATAAATTCTTCTTCTGTAATTGAAGGAATCTTATGGAGCCTCGCAATCTTTTGCTTGTGCTCCCCCGGTTCCTTACCGACGACTAGGTAGTTGGTCTTCCTCGACACGTTCTCCTTGACCGTGCCTCCCATGTCCTGAACGAGCAGGTTATATACATGGCGAGGCTGGGACAGGGTTCCCGTGATGACGAAGTTCACTCCCCGCAACGCGGTGCTCTTGGGAACATTGCCCTCGGCATTGGGAATATCTCCTGTCATAACCATTGCCGTCATCTCGTTCCACGTTGGCACGGTCTCCATGTAATTCAGAATTGCCTCGGTCATCAGGGGGCCGAACTCCGCATGACGCTTGTTCCTTAAATCTTCGGGGAAGAGAGTGAGGAAAGCGTAGAGATTGGGGTAAGCATAGGAGAGACTTTCCGCACGGGTGCAACCGACATGGGGAATCTCCATTGCAGTAATCCATTGAGACAATGTTGCATGGTGCTTCCGTTCCTCCACGACTTCAAGGAATCCTCTGTACCCTTGGGTTCCGGGGATTCCGTTGATGAGATTGTCCATCGTGCCGGACATGAGAAGCAGGAACGGGTGGTGGAGGTAAGCAGTTTCTGCGGTCGGAGGCTCTACATCATTCTCCCCGGCGAGCAGTTTGTCTGCAATCATACGTGAGAATACAAGTCCCATGCCATCGATGTCCAGTGCGTTCTTACCGCATGCGTATTCCAGCTTGGCCGCTACCTTATCCCTACACAACGGATTGGTACAGAAGATGTTGAGGTCACTAGAGGATAACGTGGAGCCGCAACAGGGGCAGGTCAGAGGGACAACGGAAACCGTATTGCCACAGCCGCGGACCCTACGAACGTAGGGAATAATCTCCCCTGCCTTAACCACCTCCACGGTATCACCAATGTGGAAGGATGCCGCGTTAGCCACGTTGGAGAGGGTGGCACGGGATACGTTGGTTCCACCAATCTTCACCGTATCGAAGACAGCAACCGGGGTTAATACCCCTGTCCGTCCTACTTGCCAAATGACATCACGGAGGGTAGTTTCAACTCCCTGCGGGTTGAACTTAAAGGCTACGGCATCCTTCGGGTGATGGGCGGTAGCCTCTCCCGCATGGATTATAGCGTTCTTCTGGTTCAACTTAAACACAATACCATCAGTGGGATAGGCGTTGTCGTCGCGCAGGTGCTTGGCCATGTCCCGGATGTATTCATCCGTCAGGGCTTCACCATTGGGGTATACATTGGGGAGGGTTGCGAGGTCAAACATTTCCATCAGCCACCCATGCAGTTCCATGCGGGATTCAACACCCTCCGGGAAGGGACTTGCATCGAACGGGATGAAGGTAATGAGCCAGTCAGACCACTTGAGCTTATTGTTGCGGAGTTGACCAACGGCACAGGCGCGGAGGTTGGAGTACCCCATGCTTTCCACCTGCCCCTCGTTGCTCTTAGCCACAACCACTTCCCCACGGATAGCTCCCGTGTAATTGCCATAACTTGGCGAGACCATATAGAGAACCTTATCAAGGGGGATTACTTCCCCCTCGGTTCCGTTGCCACGGGTAACGGCCCGTACCAGTCGTCCCTTTTCAATGTACAGAACGAGGGTGAGGCCGTCATACTTCGGTTCAACCACGACATCACGTCCGGCAATCCAGCCGCGAAGCTGGTCCATACCAATTCCGTCCTTGCCCTCATGAATCTTGGCAAGGGAGAGCACGGGATTAGGATGCCGGAAGGTCTTGGCTCCCCGTTGTACGTCGTCCCCAAGACTATCGAGTTCCTTGGATTCCGGGGAACGGGAACGCAGTTCTTCAACCAGAGTATCGTAAACCGTGTCGGGAATGAGGGTCTTCCCCTCGTTATAGTAGGAGCTATTGAAGAATGCAATCGCTTCCTCCAACTCCTTCACGCTCATGTTCTTGGGATTACCTATCTCCATTGTCGTCATCCTTTCTGACTGGAATAATACCTTCGCTAATGAGATTGTCAAGTTCTTTCTCTACTATCTCGTGACAATCTGAAGGCGGCATAAGTACAAACTCCAATAGGGTAACATACTCCATCCTTAAGGGAACCTTGTTATACTCGCTAGCTTTCTTCACTAAGTTCTTACAGATTGTCCGAATAATTTTCCGTACAAGTTTACGATATTTCGCCTGTTCGCTAGTCATTTCCATTGCTTTAATACAGATACGTTAGTTCCTTCCACAAATACGTTGATGGGTTTGTTCTCCGCATCCCGCCCGATTACATGCACCTTCATCTGTCCGTTCGGCTCAGAGAGCGGCGTGATAACGTCTTTGGCTAACACTCCCTTCCTGCTAAACACAGCACGGTCTCCTACAAAAATAACAAATTGTTCATATTCTTCGTTGGGTGATGGGTCTTCTGGAGGTCTACATGAAAATAAAATGGTTACAATAACGAGGCAAATAACAGCCGCGATGACTGTCCCTGCAAGTTTATAGTGTGGTTTATGCTTCATGGGGCAGGATAATTTTACGGGCGTTGGCTTCCTTCTCGGCAAGCTCCGACTTATCTACGAAGGTAAGAGTAGACTGTTCCAATAGATTCATGGAAATTACGTTGCTCGCTACGGAGAAGAGACGGAATGCGGAGATGCCTCCCTTCTCTTCATCAATGCGGTCCGGGTCGTTCTGACTGGCATACGCTATCAAGAGGTGAATGGCCATGAAGAGGACGAGTGCCTTAATCATGACGTGGGAATCTGTAAAGATATTGCACGCCTTGCCGGGGTTCTCAAGCTCCTGCATGAAGGCAATGTATTCCTTCACAGTGACGAGGTTCTCGGCGACTTCTGCCATGATGAACTGAACTCCCGCCAGCGGCGGGGGTTCAATATCAAAGATGTTGGCGGCGTAGTCCCCCAGTTCAAGAGCTTTCTCGGCAACCGCATCCGCAGGCGCGTCGACGGGCAGGTTGAAGGCAGGGACTGCATCCCACTCCCGTTGCAGTCTTTCCTTCAACATGATAGACTTCGGTTCGGTGAGAATGCGGGCTACCTCTTCCTGAATATTATCGAGGCTCAATTCGTTTGGTTCTGTGGTGTTCATGTACGGATAATAGTATCTGGGTTTTATTACTTGTCAAGCTCTTTCTTTTCGTCTTTAACTATTTCATTCAGAAGATTGCAGAGGCGTTCCATTCCAGTGGTTCCCTCCCATGAAGGGTCGATGTGTACGGGCTGGTTCTTCTTGAAGTCCCAAAGAACCCCGTTGATAAATTTGAATCGATGATGCAGGTCTATTGGTCTGATGAGAAGGAGGGAGGCAGGGGTTACTGCTTTGATAGTCCCTGTACATTTATCCTTAATACCTACAAGAACGGAATCCTTCTCGTCCTCCATTACAGTCCATTTACCTATATGTTCTCTACAAATTACCACGTCCCCTTCCTTAAACTTCCGAAGAGGTGCAGGGTAACATTTGATTGCCTCTTCATGACGGACAACTGCCTCACCCGGAGGGAAAGCATTTATGACCTTGTATTTGTAGAAGTTCGGGGAAAGTTCGATTACCTGTCCCACGTAATACTGTCCACCCAGTTCTCTGACAATGTAGTCACCGGGGTTGATGTCCTCGTCGATATATTTCTCTAATTCTTTGGGTTCTAACATATTCTTGATAGAAGTGGTTATAACTTTTTGGATTTCGTTCGTATTGTTCTTTTTGTTCCTGCATTATCTTCCGAGTTAAACGGGAAACCCGAAGGAGTGCAAGAAATTGTTGGGTTAAACTCTCAAATTGCATTGGAAGGAACCTTTGTGGAGTGAGAGGATTTCCTCATTGGTCAGGGTCCCCATGTTCAGCCGCATGTAGTCGGGAGCCATCGTCAAAATCGGAGTGCCTTCGATTGATAGAGGGAAGGCCATCTTGGTGGCGAGGACTAGCGAGGGGCGGGCCTTAAACATAGCGTCGTAAAGGGTTTCGCTATATCGAACGGCGTGATGTCCCCAGAAATAAATTTCGGTGGCATACATATAATCCTTGCCTCGCCGCGTCGTTGGCGTGTTTAGCCGGAGGATGCGCACCGTGTGGTCCCCATACGCCTTCGGGTCATAAAATGTGCGGATGATGAAGTGGGTATCTGTCATGATTACCTTGCCGATTCCGAAGGCTTCAATCAGGAACTTAGTCCGCACGGATTGGAGATTGTCAGCCTCCGGATACCGGGGAATATAGAGTTCAGATTTAGTCATGGAGGGAAGGATAATAGTATCCCAAAGTTCCCCGGTGCTTCCCTCATTATTGCTAGACCAAGAATGAAGGAGCATGATTTGTTGAGCGAGTGCGATAGGTTTCATATCTGTTTTGTTTTTGTAGAGCGATTTATGGTTTCTAGATGTTAAACTCTTAGATTGCATTGGAAGGAACCATTGTGGAGTGAGAGGATTTCATCCTTAGATAGCGTGCTCATTTTAAGCACCATGTGGTCAGGCGTCATGGACAGAATCTCCGCACCCGGCTCCGTAGGAAATATACAACCCAATTTAACGGAGCGGGCAAGAGATGGGCGGGCCTTAAACATAGCGTCGTAAAGGGTTTTGCTATACCTAACGGCGTAAAAATTATGGTAGGAAAATAGGGTCGCATAATCATGATTTTCTCCGCGCTTCACCTTATGGTAGTTGAGACGAATGATGCGCACCGTTCTATCCTCATAGGCATTCGGGTCGTAGAGTGTCCTAATCGCGAAGAAGATGCCTGACGTGAATACCTCCCCAATACCAAAGGATTCAATCAGGAATTTGGTCTGTTCAGATTGGAGAATATTATCCTCTGGGTTCCGGGGAATATAGAACTCTCCCTTGACATGGGCAGGAAGAACCATAGGGCTTCCAAGTTTTCCGGTACGACCATTATTATCCCGTGCCCAAGAATGAAGGAGCATGATTTGTTGAGCGAGTGCGATAGGTTTCATATCTGTTTTGTTTTTGTAGAGCCATGTGAGGTTTCTAATTAGAAGAGGGGGCGAGTGAATCCCATATCTTCAAGGCAACGGGCGAGGCGATTTGCTTCCAGCTGATGCCGCTTTAGGCGTCGGCGTATGATGTCAATGCCCCACTCTACCAGTAGCTGGAAGACAAACCAGCCCGTGATGATGACGCACCATGTAAGGTACGATATGAGAAGTTCACCAGTGGCAAGGAGATAACCTAAACAAACCAGTGCGCTTACGAGAGCAACAATGTCCACTACCGAATGCAGGTGCTCCACGAGGCTCCACAGGGTATGAAGCCTATCGGCTCGCCCGATGTGGTGGAGACAATTCTTGCGGAGGATGACGACGTTAGATTCTTTTTCGGAGGTCATACTATAGAGCTATGTGAGGTTTCTAAGGGTTCAACGGAGTACGAGCTTCACGGTTTCCAGATTCAAATCATCGTGCCATTTGTTGCTCGTAAACTTCACCATGCAGGGGAGGAAGAAACGTTCCGCTATCTTGCGAACCTTTATGGAGTTAAGTTTATTCATGGATTCCTTATCGGGTGTGAGGAATCGGAAGCGCATATAGGTGAGGCTACCATCAACCATGAAGTCCACTGCCCCTGCTTCCTGCGCAATACGCAACCCCACTTCCTGCCAGTTCTGATTAACCACCGCAATAAAGTGCTTTGCCAGTTCTATAGCATCCCCTACAGTCAGAGCCGCCGTTTCCGCAAGTTTCCACACCGTGCCATTCCACTTCAACTTGTGGAGCCGGACAATGCACGCGCCATTGTGTGTGCGTTCCAGTTCGATTGCGTAGGGCCGCATGTACGGCTTAACATATACCGTTCCTTCTCCATTCCATTCGGAAGGCCTGTCTATCCTATGGGATATTACGCCAGCCTTAAAAGAAAAGATTGCAGGTTGAAGTTTATTGATTCGATCTGTGAGCTTAAGCCATTCCGTGCGGGAAAGTTCATCACGTTTCCTGCCCTTAATATCAATGTCAAATGCAGTCATAATTTTGTAGTGTTCTTTGTCGGTTCTAAGGGAAAAGATAATACTCTATCAGGTTTTTACTTTAATATGTATGATACTATCCTTCAAGGATATGTGCATAATCTTCAACGCGTTCGGTAGGTACGATATGAAAGCCGTTGCAACTTGCGAGCCATTCAATATCCCGCATTTGCCGGGTAGTGGTTTGTGAATATTTTTTGGTCGTAACATACAGTACTTTACCTCGGCGGTCGAGGGTGGCAACATGCGTTTGATAGGAGAAAAGTCGGGTGCGCTTCCATGTCATGGAGCGCAAACGCACTCCGTATAATCCGGTCCGCAAGGGAGACTTGCCACTTTCTTTTCTGCCTTCAATGTATTCCTTGCCTAATTTTTCAATGTAGGTTCTCATGGTGTTTTGTTATTTGGTTAGAGTTATTTGAGGGTTCTAATAAATAGGGTAGCTGGGGCGGGGTTTAAGTCATGCCCTGTATGAGGGAAGGGTAGAAACGGTTGTGTGGTTATAGTCGAAGCGATAGTGTTGTACACCAGTCAGGTTTTGAAGGCCTTGCTTCAAGCTCTTCACTTGCTCTTCCACTTTAACGGCTTGTGTAAAATAGGCGCACACGTAGTCGGAATTGCAAAGGCGGTAGTTTGAATCCTCAATTTCTTGAAGCTTGGTATCAAGGCGAACCATACCGTCAAAGATTCCTTCAATGAATTTCTCCATGTCCCTCCCGGTGACAATTCGCTTCTGCTTCTGCGTCAATTCGTTGACGTCAAAGTTAAAGGAAATATTTACGGTATCATACATGCCGGGGAGGATATGAAGAAACACCACTTTCGGCCATGAGTAGTGACTTCTATCTATATAGGCATGGATTTTAATGTCCGCATCAACGCTTTGTACGATTGCGGCGGCCAGACAGTCATCCATCATCCGTTCTACTCGGACGTTATAGACCTTGCCTTCAAACTGGCGAAGGCGTTCGGCCACTAGTATCAGCATGCGGTGAGTAATAAAGGCGGCCAGACCATAGGCGGCATTATCTCGGACAACCTGTTTCAGGTTATGCCCCATATTTTTCACCGGGATGACATAGTCATTCTGATTATTCTTCATGAGGTCGTCACGCACCTTGTCTACGGCGGCATCGATAGCGGCATTTGCCCGTTCAGTAAGGGCATTAATGGCGGCGGCACTGGTGAGGTTTGCGGATATAGTATTCATTGTTTTATTCTTTCTATCGGTTTATTGTTGTTTGGTTTATTGTTGCGGGGCTTGTCCCCCGCTGGATGATTTCAGTTTAGCAGATTTTCTTATCTTGTCAAATAGTTTTTATTTGTATGACAAAATCCTATGGGACAATTTGCAAATAGGAGACGTATTGAGAATTAACCTGCCGGGTATCTCCCGCTTGGCATACATTCTCCATGCCGAAAGGGAACCATGCTATTTTATCAGGGCGGGGTAGTCTTTCAAGGAGAGTGTGCGGGGGTTCATCCTTTGAAGAGATAAGCATAACGCCATACGTTCCAATCCGATACAGGACAATGTCATCTTTCTGGCTCTTGCTTCCCGGCTTGGCATACCGGGGAAGGAGTAGCAGACAGTTAGCGCAATCGGACGGATTAAGCAGGTACTCTTTCCGGTGAAGGGCGTTGAAGCTCCAGATAGTGAGGCGCATCTTACCACCCGTTACCATTTCCGTTTCTATTCTGATATGTAATTCTGATATGTCTTTCATGGTCTGTAATTTATGATTGGTTTATTGTTAAACCCCGGAATCCCCGGAACCCGTTGCACCCGATATCCCCCGCATTCCGGGGGCGGGAATTATTCCTTTGTCTTTCTACGTTGTTATTTGGTTAGAGTTATTTGACGGGTTCCGGGGGTTCCGGGGTTTAAATGTTCCACGTGGAACAATTTTGATTCCCCGGAACAAGCCGCAAGTGGTTTATATTCTTCCGGTTGCCAGCGTTTGCCCGTGCATTGTACGAATCCAGAAATTAACGATATCACGGGGACGGGGGGATACATTGTGGCCGTTCATATCGGTGAAAGTATGTCCCGTTTCTACCTGCCCTATCAGATTGCGGATAGTACTGCGCAGGGTTTGATTTCCTTTCAGATACACCTTTACCCGGCTACCGTCTGTAAGCCTAAGTTCAAGGTAGCAGTTAGTCATCCGGCAACCCGGATTTATCCATGATAGGACTGCTCCCATGTAGCGGGGCAGGACATAGTATTTTACGCAGGGGCAGGGTGAACCGAAAGCCGGAGTGGCAGAATGAAGGGCAACCTGCTGGCCTTCAACGAGGTAGGCAAGATAGTAGTCTTTTTCCCACTCTTCAATGTTTTCAATGTCATCAGGGGCGAGGCTTTCATCTTCCCCGCACGCCAAGTAATTGAGGGCATAGGTGGGAATGTCATGGATAAGGGCGTAGTCTGATACTTTAAGCACTTCCGGTTTAGTTGTAGTCTTCATAATATGGTTGCTTTCTATTGTTTTATTGTTGTTTGATTTTATAGGGCGGCGTAGTTATTCAATGGGAAGCGGCGTAAGTATAGAAGCTTTAGCTACTGACTGGCAGAACCGTTGTTCCAGATACCGGTTAATTTCCGCCGGGTCGTAGGTACACCAAGCCCCTAACTCATTCTCATTCACCGCCTTCCACAATCGCACAATGTCAGCATCATCTAATTCCGGCAGGGCATCCCACGGGTATATGTTAAGCAGGGCGGCAATAGGGCGTGCATGCGAAGATGATGCGGCGAAAAAGATAAGAGACAGAAGGCCTTCGCCGTTTTCGTAGAATGCCCATGCCGGGATTTCGTTGTCTTTCAGTTCAATTTGAGTGTTCATGATATAGTGTTTTTTAGGTTTTCAGTTGTATGATAAATTAGAGCGACCAAGAAATAGTTTCCGGAGAATCAGAAAAGGCTAGTACAAAGTCAGTTTCAAACTGTCTTATCACAATGTACCCTTGTTCCGGCGTATATCCTTTAAGTTCTCCCAGAATGCACCAAGAATCCAGCCTGATTTTAATCTCACTTCCCCTTGGCAGGGCGGCAAGTAGCTTCCTTGCTTTTTCGATTCCCTTGCATACCCTATCCGTAACGGTAAGCATGAGGGCAGTATCTTCCTTCCAGTTATGGGGCAAGATTGTCATCTTGTCAGGGTCTGATACAGTCATTTCGTCATAGTCTAATTTTAGTATTTCTTTCATAAGTTATTTCTTTCTAATGGTTTGAGGTTATGCGGGAGCTTGTCTCCCGCTTGCTGATTTTAGTTTATCGGATTTTCTTATCTTGTCAAATACTTTTTTAGGGCGGTGTAACTTTTCAGGGGGGAACTTAACGGTTATACACAATCCTTGCGCCCGCTTCCTCAAGGGCAAGACATAGTGGGTCTGAAATAAAGGCACGGCTGACTACCATTTCATGAGGGCGATAGTCCGCAATGCTGATTGCCCGCATTTCCCGGGATTCCCGGTTCCTGACAAGCAAGGTAAGCTTGCTTCCGGTTGCTTCCGCTAGTGCGGCGATTAGTTCCAGCTCTTCATCATGTCTTGCGGATAGTTGGAATAGATAGGGGCGTGTTTCCCGGATATGGGCGGCTAAAATATCGATTGCCGCTTTCTTTTCGTCTTCATTCATGATTTTATTTCTTTCTATTGTTTTGTTGTCAATATGTTAGGGCGGTGTAACTTTTCAAGGGGGGGGATTAGTAAATCTCTTCCAGCTCTTCCCATTCCCCCAGGCGGGTGAAGAATGATTTAAGGTC